AAATAATAGGGGCAATAGTGTTTACCATTGCCCCTACAATGCTTATAACGCGGTGTTACTTGCGGATCACTGCGGCAATTTCGTCTAACAGATTGCGCAGTGCCGCCTTTTCAGCATCTTGGAATATGTTCTCACGCCCTCGGATGGTCATAAGCATGGCGTTGACCATCGCAAGGAAGTCGTTCTCATTGGCGGTTGTGTCGCCATCAGTGGCCTTGCGGGTAGCACCCTCGCCGCTGTCAGCTTTTGCGGCTGGCTTTTCCTTGTGTGCATCATCTGCAACTTTGACAATGCCGGAAAGCGTAGGCGTCTGGCTTGCACCTTTGACTTTGGCGGTATTGCCTGTAACAATGACGACTTCCTTTTCATCGCCCATGACGGCTTTCGGTCCGGCAGTCAGCACAATGTCAACACTGCCGTTGTCGTTTTCACGGTAGACAATGCTTTCAGCGTTCGCACCGCTTTCTGCAAGCGCAATTGCAGCCTTGACGCACCGATTGAGGCGGATATTCAAGGCGTTGCGCCGACTACGCCGCTTGGTAAACTCGGCAATGCGTGTAGTATAAGTCACGTCATCTTCACCAAGTTTCTTTGGATCATTCATCGCGGCAGGGAAGTAGTAAGCATCTTTCAACGTCGCGTCTGTAAACTCGTATTCAACCTTGTCTTCCTTTGTCACAATCTTTTTCGTGACGCCCATTGCGACGAGGACACTGCGGAAAAGGATCTCGCTTTCCTTTTTGTCGCCATAGACACGGTAAAGGTCAACACCGCTGTCTGCATCGGAATGCAAAAACATCATGGCTTTTGTCATTTCCATGTCAATAAATTGTTCACGTTTTGCACCGCGTTGGATTTCCGCTTGCGCATCTTCTACAGCAAGTTCATGTGACACGATTGCGGCAAGAAAGCGGTTGCCGATTGTGGCGATTGCGGATGGTTCAAAGAGGACCATATCATTCGTTTGAACGTTCATTGTCAGTTTCCTTGTTTGTGAAAAGATACGCCGATATTGCCGTATCTGGGTCTAGTCTAGCATCATTTACAATGGTTGTAAAGTGCCTTGCAGCCTTGAACGAAGAAAAATGATACAGACCACGAGGATACTCACGAGATAAGTTTTCATCGCCCGTCTCAACAACGGTTGCGGCTGTGATTGCCACGATATATCCTTGTGGAATGCCGGGTGACATTCGATCCATAGCGTTGTTCCGTTTTCTTCTCATTTATTTATAGCTTGTGGGCGCTACTTTGTCAAGTCACGAATTGTTACAATGGTTGTAGCGTAGTGCAGTGCCGTTGCTCAATCCCATTGCATTACACAACCGCTGCGCGGCTGCTGCTGATCTGTTTACTGTATGCCCCTCTTTTTGTTTTCTTTATAAGAAAGATATATCACGGATTGGGGGTCTAAGTCAATAGTCAATTTCTCACGTTATCGTGAAGTCAGGATGACGCGAGGCGGTAGGCACTGTGGCGCATATGTCACACAATTTGCCTCGCGTTACACTGTTATTCGTTAAACGACTTGCGGCCAGAGGCAACGCAATCATGCGGCGATGCACGCCAATTCGCGGCAAGGTCCGCAGAATCAACAGGCAGGGACAGCTTGTGATCCATCTGATTTGCGAATGCTTCATCTGAATACGACCAGATAAAATACATATCGCCTTTCTTGATGCAATAGATTGTTTGCCCCTTTTCAACTTTTGTGCCTCGCACATTGCGTGCCGTTTTAGCTTTGATCGTCTCAATCATGGCAGTGTTTCCTTGTGTTGCGTTGCGTTGCGTTATCGTAAAGTTAATCTATGCTGGCAAGGCATTATAAGCATTGTAACACCTTGCCAGAAAAGATCAACCTTTGATTTGGCGATAGAGCGTGTTGAACTCATTGCCAAGTCCGGCAGCAGTGAAGCGGTCGCCGCGCTTTGTCGCCTTTGGCATGGTTTCAGAGGCACAAGCGGCAATTGCCTTGGGTGAAAGGATATATTCGCTTGTGCAAACTGCAATAAAGATTGCATTAACGACTAATTCGGCAGTTTCGGCAACGATTGGCACGATAACAGGCGTTGTAGATGCCTCTTGGGCGTGAACCAAAAAAGGCACGGCTGCAAAAACGGCTGCAATGATAAGTTTATTCACGGTTTTGTTCCTTGTGGATAGCGTTTACCGCGTTACAACGCTTGTAAGGCGTTCTGTGACATTGGCACATAGGATTGCTCTTGTCAATAGACTTGTCAAGAGCAATTTAGATGTGTCAAGGCGGGATTACTTTGTTTCCTCTATCGTGAACTTGATAGGCTTAACATTGCATTGCCATTTTTCCGCAAGTATCTTTGCATCTTGTTCGCGGATTACGATTGCCCGTAATACATCGTAGTGCCGGTACTTTTGATAGACCCCGAACGCTTGCATTTACTTCATTCCTTTCAATGCCTGTTTCATCAGTTTTGCCAATGGTCCGCGCCAAGTTGACAAGTTATTGCAGATATACAGTATCTGGACACGCCTTTCTTCGCCTACCATGCCGTAACCTGCTTTTGCATAGCTTGCGCCATATTGCAGGGACGTGTTTTTCGGGTTCGCCCGTGCTTCACGGATGATATTGTCAAGTGCTGTATGGTATTCCATAGTGTTATCCTTGTGTTGCGTTGCGTTGTTTCTTTTGTTACATTCAGTCTAGCAGGTCCAGCTAGATTGTCTAATCACGAATTGTTTCAATCTTTCGTGGCGCTGTTGATCATGGCGGCATTCAGTTTGCCTTTGGCCAGCATGGAAAGCGCGTCGCTGATCTTGCAGTTGACAATGATCATTATGACGTTGACAATGCCATAAGACTTGCCCGCAAAATACTTTTCATTGTCACGATTACCCGCTTCGCGTGCATGTGTCATATTGACCATTGCGTCACGATAATGCTGCACGATTGCAGCCCATTGCCAATCATTCATAATCGGCGCGATAGGCTTGTTCACAGTCTGCATAGCCTGCATTCCTTATCCAACTGCATACTATACCACAATGGCATAACTTGCATATCCTTAGCGTTATCCGCTATTACAATGGTTGTAGCCTTATGGCACAATCGCCATAATCAACCATTGCCTAGATGATAACCATTAACACCATGAGCCATAGATAGCACTGCCAGCGATGACAGTGAGTAACAGGGTAAGTGACGGCGAATACCACAATCCTACACCCCGCACCCGTGAACGTTTGGCGCTGTCTAGTGACTTAGCGTGACTTTTCGCGTTACCGCAATTGTGGCAATGATATGCGCAAGGCATGGGGGAGGTGTTTTGATTATAAGGGCTGGCATGGCGATGGTTCCTTTTGTTTCGTTACAATGGTTGTATTGTATCGCGTTAGTGTTGTCTAGTGTCTGTAACATTTCGTGATCGTGTCGCGTCGTGTCGTTGGCGGCTCAAGATTTGTTGCGCTAGCGGTCAACCTGTCTGCCTTTCCATATGATCAATATGGGGCAATGCGTCACGCTATGCAATCGCCTTGTCGCTATGTTACAGCATTATCACGAATGCGTGATGCATTGTAACAATTTGCCTCGCATTGCCTAGCGTTACAACCATTGTAGCATTATGTTATATCATAACGCCGCTGGCTTGACGTGATGTTATATCATAACGCCCCGGCTACCCCCCGGTCAATCAAAACAGGCCGTTTTGATGGCCGGCGGCGCTCTGGATGGATTGTATGGTCCACCTTCTCGGTGCCGAAGCATCACAAAACAACACCACACTGCACAATCATCACAATCATCACAATCCCATCCCATCAGCATGATGCTAGACAACCGCTCTTGCCACTGTAAGCTGCTGTTACATTGGTTGTAACGACGGCGCTAAACTGTGCTTGACATAAACAATGCATATTGCTATATATACAACATGGTCGAGACGAGCGGGATGCGGTTGTGTGTTCGTTGATTGCAACTCTACCCCGTCCTCCCTAGATCATGGAGTTGTTCCTCCCTGACTGGCCCGCAGTTGTTTATTCAGCTGCGGGTCTTTTTTATTGCAATGATTACAATGGTTGTGATAATTACAATATGTTTGGGACTGTGGGGGTTGTCTCGTGTCCTTCGGACGTTATTTTTGCAAACATGGCGGAGTGCATAAATTTAATGCTTGACAAGTTGCGAAAATAGGTGTATATTCTTAATATCAATTGGGGTAGGTGTATATCGCTGACGCTAGGTCGCCGCCACGCCCGGCACCCAGCCATAATATCTCATTTTCTGCCTGCACTCTTTTACCCTTTTACTACTTGCGCAATGGCCAACTTGCTGATACATTCAACGTTACAACGCTTGTAATGAGGTAAGCAATGAACCGTTTAGCCGGACCAAATGACCCCTACGTTACGACGAGCGGCAATATCATCCAGCCTGCACATGTAGATAATACAGATATGCAAGGCAGCGATGGCCGCACACCGCTTCCACAGTTGAACAAGTTCATTCCTGTGAAGATGCGCGGTAAGAATGACCGCCCAGAAAAAGATGCAAAAGACCAAGCGATCATCAACGCCGTCGTTGCGTATAAACTCATGGGCTTTGAAGATACCGACATTGCGGACTTCTTCGACATTCACGTCGATGACATTACAATGATTGTAAGCAAACCTGCTGCGCAACGCACGTTTGAAATGATGTTCATGTCGATCATTCACCACAATGCAGACAACCTACAAGGCCGCATATCTTCTCATGCACACAGCGCCATCGACACAATGGTCGAACTGATGGAAGATAAGAAGCAACACGGCATGGTGCGCTATAAGGCATCTGCGGACATTCTTGACCGTTCTGGTGCAAATGCGGAACAATTCTTTAGTGCTGGTAAAGACGGCAACCGTGCCGATGACGAACTCACCATCACGATGATGAATGAGGCCGATGAAAAGTCAAAAGTAGCAGTCACAATTAAACGGCGGTAATGCACCAATGCCCGAATATCGCATCAAACCTGATGGTATGCACCATCAATTTCTACAATGTCGCCGTAAGGTACAAATCATTGGTGGCGGTTTCGGCAATGGCAAGACTGCTGCCGTGTGTATCAAGGCGATACAGCTATGCAAAGACTATCCCGGCTGCAAAGGCATCATCGCCATGGCAACCTATGCACAGCTTAACGACACCATCCGCGAAGAATTTTACAAGTGGGTTCCTGCGAGTAGTGTCAAACGTTGGCCAACGCTTGCAGATAACACACTTGTATTCAAAAATGGCAGTCAGATAAACTTTCGCTATATTAAGCAAAAGGGTAAAGCTGCCGCAGCCGATGGCAACACAAGCAGCAACCTGCTATCTGCGACATATGACTTTGCAGTCGTTGACCAGATAGAAAACCCAGAAATCAGCTATAAAGACTATCTTGACCTTTTTGGCCGTCTCCGTGGTAGCACACCATACAAAGGTGGTGACAAGTCGATGCCATCATCTGGGCCACGTTGGATGATGCTCACAGCAAACCCATCATTCAATTGGGTGTTTCATAAGATCATCAAACCTTGGGAACACTACAAGAAAACTGGTGAACACCACACCGATCTGCTTGTTGATCCTGAAACAAGCGAGGTAATGATACAGGTTTTCGAAGCATCGACGTATGAAAACGCGCACAACCTCGCACCGGACTTTATCAAAGGTCTCGAAGCTGCATACACGGGACAGTTTCGTGATCGCTACCTTGGCGGCGAGTGGGGTGCGTTCGAGGGGCTTGTTTACCCAACGTTTAATCAAGAATATCACATGCTGCACAAAGAACGCATCATGCGTTATATCATCGACCTCTGCCACAAAGGCATCCGTTGTGAGTTCATTGAGGGCTTCGACTTTGGCATGGCTAGCCCGTGTTGCTATCTTTGCGGCTTTGTAGATCATCGTGGCCGCATCTTCGTCATTGATGGTTTCTATAAACGTGAAATGCAACTGCAAGACATAGCTACGCAAATTCTATCCATGCGTATGCAATACAGCCCATTCGCCAAAGACGTTACAACCGTTTTAGCGGACCCCGCAATTTTCCGCCGCACGATTGTTGATAAGATCGGCAAAGGTGCAAGCACAGTTGCGCGCATCTTCCAAGATCAATATAACTTGCACATGACGCCTGCGCAGAATGATATTACATCGGGCATCGCCAAGATTACGGCATACCTTACTGTGAAGAATTTTGAACACTTTGAAAGTGGCAATCTCAACGGCGGGTTGCTTTATATATCCAGCCATTTAACCTTTATGGCTGATGAATTTCTCGCTTACTTCTGGTCAATGAGTGCATCAATGGAACGCACGGATAAACCCATTGATCGCAACGATCACGCAATGGACACACTGAAATATATGCTGTCGTATGTTCCACAAGCGGTAGAACTGCTTATCAGCTATCAACACACAAGAGAAGGAGTTGACCTATGGTTGATGAAACAGCGCGCATCGCTGTAGCTGTGGCTGCGGGCGTAATTGAAACAGAAGAAACGTTTGAACAGGTGTTCAATACAACGCGGTTGCTTGGTAAAAACGCTGTGCCAATTCCGCCAAGTCTTGGGGAGCGTTTCAAAGAGGAATACGATGCCGCCAAGAAGGTGTTTAAACCTTTTCATGACGATTGGAAAGAGGCTTACAAGGCTTATAACGAAACCGGCAGTGTCGCCAGTTATGAGACAAACGGCTATGCGGAAGAAAACTTCGTTCGCCGTGTTGTGCAGAGTCTGTACGAACAAACCTACATGCAAGACCCGACTGCGGAGTTTACAACGCATAACCCGGAGTTTGCTGAATTTGCTGGTGATATGAAATACATTGTCGAGGCGATGATTAAGAAAGCTGGTAACTACGGCTTAAATCTTCGCATGTATGTGCAGCAGCAGATCATTCAAGCGCATCTGACGAACTTTGGCATCATCCGTCTTGGCAATACGCCACAAGCGGGTAGCCGCGAAGATGTGATTAAAGTGTATAACAAGGTGAAGGACGTACTCATCGCGCGTCGTGCAGACAATCCTAGTGAGATTGCACATATGTACGAACTGCTGAACAAACTTGGCAATGAACTACAATCACGGCGACCCACGGGGCTGTTCTTGCGCAACACTGATCCATTTATGTTCCTTGTTGACACCAAGGCGACGAAAGACGATCTATCCGATACAACGATGACCTTTGAACTTGAGTACGTCAAAGAAGGTTACATTCAAAGCGAGTATTTGACATACAATACCGAAACCAGTTGCTGGTATTTCCGTTATGACGGCAATGTGCAGTACCAAACGCTTGGGGATAGTGGCACAGTCACAAATAAGGATCGCAAGGTACAACTCGAAAATGATATTCTTGCCACAATGTCAGACGAACAGAAGGAAGCGACAACGAAAGACGCTGTTCTCTGTGTGCGCGTGTTTGACAAAGTTACACGTCTCGAATGTCTGTATATTCATGGCAAGTGGGACACGCCGCTGTGGGTCTGGGAAGATACCATGCAATTGTCGCGGTTCTTTCCGTATTTCTTGTTGGCATTTTCTCCAGCAGTTAACGGCATGGTGCGCCGTAGTGAGGCGAGTTACTATATCCCACACCAGAGAACGATCAACCGTGAAAATCAGCAGTGGGAGATTGTTCGGGCAAGTTCCTTTACAACCATTGTATACGACGCGCAAAATATCGACAAACAAGAGGTCGATAACCTGATCAAAGAGGCAATGAAGCCGACAAAACAGCTTCGTGCGATTGGTGTAAAGATGCGCGGGCCGGAAGGTGATCTATCCAAAGCACTTGCGCCGTTTGTGCTGCCCATTGCGCAGATGGGCGACTTACTTAACAATCAACGCAGCCGTATGCAGATTGACTCGGCAATTCGTCTCAACGTGGCAAGTCGTGGCCAAGAGTTCAAGACAAATACGACAAACCAAGCGATTGAACAATACAGCCAGCAACAACAAGCGCAGATCGGCGCAGTGGTTGACCAAGTTGAAAGTGCCACACAGCAGCTATTGTGGGCAATCAGCGAAGTTGTTGTATCTGCATATCCAAAGGACCTCGTTACAAGGCTTGTAGGCCAACAACGGGCAGCGACGTTCAAGAATATGACCGTAGACGAATTCAATACAGACTTTGCACTCGAACTCGAAGCTGGAAGCACAGAGAAAGCCAACAGCATGAATAAGAAAGCGGAGAGTTTGCAGATTATCCAAATGCTTGGACAATTTGGCACCGCTGCACCGATCACGATCATTACCATCGTATCGAACCTATTGCGTAAGATATTCTCACGCAATCTCGTCACGGACCAAGACCTCGAAACCCTGAAACAAGAAGGCACCGCAGCAATGCAAAAGGGTGTCTCGACTCCGCAGCAATAAAGGATATATGCAATGTCGGAAGATAATGATTTCATGTCGGACCTGAATGCACTCGTGAGCGGTGCCAGCACAGGCGGTGATACCACTGCACCAGCAGTAGACAACAATGTTGTTGATGATGTTGCAAGCAAGCTTGATGCAAGTTTTGCAGAGCCGAAACCTGTCGTAGGCGCTAAGCCTCCAGCACCCGTTGCTGCTGCGGCATCTGTGGATAAAACTGTTCCAGTTGACCCAACGAAGCTTGTTACAACCGATGTAACGGATCCGTTGGCGAATAAGCACCGTGCAAGCCCTGACAGCCCAGAAGGCAAAGGCAATCAGTATCTTGATACCTATCTGCAACAGGATGACAAGAACAACCTCGTTCTTGCGGATGGTACGATCATTGCCACGGCTGGTAAGTCGCGGACATTCTTTCAAAAGATGAAAGAAGAAGGCCGAGTTCATCGCCAAGCTGCCATGGAAATGGCACAAAGCAACATGCAACTCGGCAGCAAGTTCAAAGAGTTGTACACGGAATTTACCCAGATGAAGTCATCTGGATCGAACCAGTTGAAAACAATGACAGGAATGTCGAACGAAGAACTTCCTGATGCAATTGCGATAGTGAAAGAATACAAGATCAATCCCGTCAAGGCGATTAAACGTTTGTTGACACAGGCCCGTATGCGTGGTATTGATTTATCAGAGATCGGCATCAACGGCGGTGTAGACCCTTCTATCATGAGAGAAATGATGGAAGCGGGACAGCGAGGGCAACAGGCCCCGCAAGAACAACAAAACACCATGACCGAAGAACGCGCCATGCAGGAAGCAAGTGACTTCCTCACTCGAAATCCCCAAGCTGTTGAACATGTTGAAACGTTGGCAAATGCCAAACGTAAATTTCCAGAAAAGTCGATTGACGAACTCTGGACGCTTTACCGCATTCATATGACCAAAATGCGTGAACAGGACATCGACAGCCACCTTACATCGGTTGTAACGCCGAAACCCGTGGTTAATCCCGCAGCACGATACAACCGTCCAGTACAAAAAACAATTTCAGCACAGCCGCAGGATTGGGCAAAAATGTCCTTCCAGCAGATTGCTGACAGCATCAAAAGAGGCGAATAATGACGAAACCACAGGAACTTATTCACGCCATGGCCGAACGGTCGATGCGCAAACTGCGTATCGCCTTTGTTCTTCCCGGTGGCGTTCTCAGCGCACTGTCCGCCGCAGGCAGTGTTAAAATGGAAGACGGCGGGCCGGACATTTCCAACCCGATCCTCGTCGGCGGCAACCCCAACGTTGGACCTGCGACTTACTACGATAAGGTGCCCGTGACGCGCACCAGCGAATTGTCCACTGTGCGCTATGAAATGACACGCATCGTCGGGACTTACGTCATTTCGGATCAGGAAATTGACGAAAACGCTGGCAGTGCCAAGATCGTTGACATCGCTGCTGCGAAGATGCAAGCACTGGAAATCGCGATCAAGAAGTATCAGCGCCGGATCATCGTTGGCACAAACAGCGGCAAAGACCCGCTTGGCCTTGGCAACCTGCTCCCAAGTGTCAACACCGCAGGTTCGGTTGGCGGCATCAATCTTGCTGTTCAACCACTGTGGCAGCACGGTGTCTACTCGTTTGCGGGTTCCATGACCGCGGTGAACATCGAAGAAATCTTTGATGACGTGTTGCTCGATCTGAACACCGAGGACGGCAAAATTTCCATGATTGCCGTTGGCCGTAACATCTTCACCCTGCACCGCAATGCTGCACGGTTGAAGGGCAAGATTGATCTGCCACTTGCCGGTTTCGGAAAGACGATCGCCAACCTTGGCCTCGTTGCAACACAGCATCAACAAATCCCCATCATCTACGACGAGGAAATGGACCCAGACTTTGCATATTTCATCAATGAGAAAGAATTGATGATGCACATTCTGAAAGGCGCAAACATGAAGTTGAAAGACCTCACCGCGCCATATGACCAAGACGTGATTGGCAAACGCTATGTCATGGAATACCAACTTGCCTCGTGGAAGCAATACCGCACCCACGCGTTCCTGTCCAACAAAGTATAAGGGGTAACGCATGTTTAGCCAAGACACAGGCGGGGCAGTCCTCGCGTTCGTTACAAGGGTTGTAACGGGCAATGTGTTTGCTCCGCAGGCACGTTTTGATGATGCCACGATGAAAGTCACCCGCACGATGGAACGTGTGGTCAATCCCGTCATCATCTTTTTCCCGAACGGTACAACCGTTGTAATGGCGGAAAAACTTGCAGAGCAGAAAGGTTTTCTCGAAGCGCCGACCATTTTGAACTTTGAAGCAGTTGTCGATGCAAAGAGCATTGCAGGCCGCTTCAAGTTCAGCATGGGTGACAGTGCGCGTCGGGAAGCTTGGACACAAATGGAGCAAGCGGTTATTGGCACATGCCTTGCTCGTGGCGGCTATCCGCTGAACCAGAAAGAAGCATCGTATTCAGATCACAGCATCATGTTCTCAAAGCGTGAAGCACCTGAAACGAAAATGAAAGAGGCAGTATAATGGATATTAACGTTCCACGGGTCTTTGATAAAGACCCCATCTATGTCAAAGACATGACCAACTTCGAGGCACTGGAAGAAACAAACGTCGGCATTGTCAACTTTGGTGCCGCGTTGGTAGCAAGTAACAGCACCTTGCGCGCCGCCATCAGTGCAACCGCGGACGTTCGTGTGAAGTTGCCGGGAGTAAACGGCATTCTCGTGAACGACTTCTTTGGTCGTACAATCACGGTAACAAGCGGTGCGCTCACAAACGTGACGCTTGTTGGTCGAGATTACTTGAACCAAGCGATCACCGAACTGGTTGTTCTTGGCTCGGCCACAACGGTAACGTCGTTGAAAGCGTTCAAGTTTCTTGACTTCGTTACGTCCACGGTTACGACGACTGTGGGCCTCGGACGCGGCGCAGGGCTTGGATTGCCGTTCGTTGCCGTCGCAACTGTGCGTGAGTTTGTTTCGACAACGCCAACGGGGCTTAAAACCGTTGTTGGTACTGCGGGCGTTGTCACCCCCGCGGTGGTCGCTGATCCCACCAATGCAACTGGCGACACTCGTGGGACTTACGCACCGAACACCACGATGAACGGCACAAACATCATCAGTGCTGCAATCATCTTCAACCCTGACAGCGTTGACGGTCTGTACGGTCGTCCGCACTTCGCAGGATAAGAAAAGGACAAAGCCATGTTTGCTACAATGAATGTAATCATCGACGATGTGTTGAACGAACTTGGCCTTGTTCCCGGCTCTGGTGTGCAAACGTACACCGAGCCACAGATTATCAACCAAGTGCAGCGTGTATTTATCGCGTTGTCAGAAAAGCGGTTCTGGGCGCATCAGATGCGAAACACTGCGCATGTCCTTGATGGCACGGAAGGTGTAAGCACAACAGCATTTGTGGGTGTCCTCTCGTATGATGACATTGAGTGGGTGCGATATATTCCATATGAACCACACACGAATATGGCAAAGCTGAGTGATGTTATTCACCAAACGGGAATGCGAGAAGGCATTGAACGTATTCATTTCAGCGAGGTGCTTGCGAATAAAATCTTTCGTGTGTTTCCAAATACATTTGCACAACCTATAATGGTTCGAGCGCGTCGGTGGCCTGTATTTCCATTTACAAGCGACACGGTGGTGCCATTCGACAGCCTTGCAATGTCGTACATGGTGTCAAGTAATTTGCTTGCGAAAGACGGCCTTAACCCCGGCGATGCGGCGCGCGTGTATTCGCAGTTTGAAGCACGGTACACAGACATTATCGCCAACGAGAATGGCCGGGTTTCCTACTACGGAAGCAATTCAAGTGAAACATTCACAGTTGCGGGGACATGAACATGCAGCCGTTTCCTACGATGAAAGACGTGCCGCGCCAAGGCCCGAATATCAAAGATGCAACCCTCCGAGATTTCTCGGGGGGTTTACTTGATAGTGAGCCAGAGGTTGTTCTCGAAAGCCGTTACAGCGCAGAACGTGTAAACTTTCTGCTCATTGACAAGTATTCGCTTAAACTTCGCTATGGCACAAAGCGTGTTGCAACGTTTACATCTGCAATTGTTGCCGCGCACTACTTCGGGTCACGTATCATTGTTGTATGTGCCGACGGCACTGTGCATACCGTGAACGATGCAGGCGTTACAACGGTTGTATGGAACACTGCGATTGCCGCACTGCTGCCGGGGGCGCCTCTAGGTTGGAATACGGCAACACACATCAGCTTTGCTGAAATGAACAGCACGTTGCAGGTTGTGAACAATGTGAACAAGCCTATTACAATTGATGGCGATTACATTGCATCCTATCTTGTTGACCCAACGTCAGGGTCAAACGTCAATACGCCAATTGCAAAACACATCATAACGGTCAACAATTTTGCAGTTATGGCAGATGACGAAAGCGCAGAACTCTATATATCTTCCAGTGGCACAACAAC